CGGCTGGTACCAAGAGTCGCTCCGCTGGCTGGCCCACTGGCCGAGTTTGCCGTTCAGGCCGTAGTGGTACTGCACCCGCCACCGGACCCACTTGTGCTGCGGCGGCAGCACGGGGTTGGAGTACGCGCCACCAGCGGTGGTGTTGATGGCGTGGAGGATGTTGAAGCCCAGGCAGATGCGCCCACCGGGCGGCGCGGTCTGCGTGCGGCTGTCGTGGTTGTAGTACAGGCCGGTGGCGGTGTCGGTATCCAGCGTGGGGATGTACGACGCGGGGCCAAAGGCGTTCCACCCGTTCGACCACGCCGGTCCCCCCGTCGGCTCGAAGCCCGCGACGAAGTTGTAGGGAACCGGGTAGTAGTAAAGAGTCGTCACCGACGGTTCCTCCGCTTCTTCTGCTTCCACGACAGTTCGCGGCCCGTCTTGCGCGCCAAGTCCTGAGCGGATTCGCTTGCTCCAGCATGGACGTTCACTGTCACATGGTCCCTGCCAGCACCGGCACCATCGCCGCCACCATTGGACCGTCGGCCTGGGTTCCTGACGTTTGGCACGCTGGCGGCGTCGTTGCGTTCACGGGCACGGCGCTTGAGCGTCTTGGCTGCTGGCGACTTGTTCCAGTCCCCGAAGCCCAGCGCCGCCTTGAACGACTCAGCGATCCGCACGCCGAGCGTGTCCATCTGATCTTTGAGGGTGTCCATCTCGGTGCCGAGTCCCTCGGAGAACGACTTGCCCACCTGACCACCGAACACAGCGTTTGTGCCGTAGGCCGACAGGTCGGAACCGGCCTGGTAGTAACTCGTCCACGCCTTGGTGATTTCGGAGAGTTCAGCGGTGCTGCTCGCCGCCAGTTTCGCCGCCAGTTTCGAGCCGGTGATCGGATCGGCCTGGAGCAACTGCTGCAAGAACGACGGCGGGAGCCCCTTGCTGGCCAGACTTTCAATGTTAGTGCGGAACGACTTGAGGGCCGTGGCCTGCTTGTTCAGTTTGCTCAGCAGCGAGCCGGAACTGCGAGCCGAGGTGACATCGAAACTGGTCTGCGCCGACTCCTTGAGGCTGACCCGGTACTGGTCGGCTGTCTCCAGTTCAGCGAGCCGCTGGTAGTGGTCGCGGAAAGTCTCGCGGTACGCATTACGCACCTTCTTGAGCCGGGCCTTCTGCTCCTTGTTGGCCTTCTTGCCGACAAGATCGATGGTGTCGGAGAAACTCTGCCACGACTCTTTGAGGCCAGCCGCGTCAGTGTCACGACCGAGCCACCGGGGATCACGAGCAGCGCCGGACAGGTCGGATGTCATCTGGCTACGCAGGTCTTGCAGGCGGGTCAGGATGCGCCTGGCGGCCTCCTGCACCTTGGGCCAGTTCTTGTCGATTTCCTTCTTGGCCTTCTCGCCCCAGTCGCCGTCACGAATCGCCTGGACGATGGTGTCCATGCCCTTGGTGATGGCGTTGCCGCCCAGTTTGCCGAGTCGCTCGCCGAAGTCTTTGACGTACTTGAGCAGACCTTCGAGGTTGCCCAGGTTGGGCTTGCCGCCACCGCCGCCGCCACCGCCGTTGCCGTTGTTGGCGAACGTGCTGGCCGCAGCGAACGACGAGATTCCCTCGCCGCCCAGGCTTTGCGCCGCGAAGCCCTGAGCGCGACCACCCTCAGGCTCGCTGGTCGATGGGGTCGGACTGCTGCCGCCGCCGCCAGGTGAACCCTGGCTGGAGTACCGGGTGATGATGTCGATGTACGCCTCGGACAACACGGTGCCGTCGATGGCGGAAGCGTTGGATCGGATCGACGCGACCTCGGGCACGATGTCCGACGACACGTCGATCTTGGGATCGGTTTCGCTGATCTTGTTGGCGTTCTTGACGAGGTTGTCGATGTCCTGATTGGCCTGATCGACTTTGGCGTCAGCCTTGATCCGCTTGACTGTCTCCTTGTTCGCTTCCTTTGTAAGTGACTTCAACTTCTTGGTGGCCCCGTTGTCATTCAACTTGGCCTTGAGTTCGATCTTCTTGTTCTTGAGTTGCTTGGCTGCGCCGTTCAACTTCTCCAAGTTGGCCTTCGCCGCCTCAGGCGACATCTGGCCCTTCTTCTGCATGACCTTGACCTCAGTCTTGGCCTTGTCGATCTTGTCCAACTGGGTGTTGATCTGACCGATCTGCTTCTTGACCGGAGCCTCGCCCGTTGTCTTGATCTGGGTCAGCACGCTCTTGGGGATCAACTTGTACGCACGAGCCAGGTTGATGGCCTCGGTCTTGTTGAGCCCCATCGCGTTGGCTTGACGCAGGTAGTTGCCCGCCATCGTGCGAGCCTGAGCGGCGAGGTACTGGCTGCTCGCGCCCTGCCGCCTGCTGGCCTGGAGCATCTGGTTGCCAGCCCTGGACTGAGCCTTGAAGTTGGCAATCTCTTGCAGCGTCAGCCCGCGACCCTCGCGCATCACACTGTTGCGCTGCTGGATCAGGTTCTCGCCCTGAGCCACCGCCTGGTTGTACCGGCCCATCGCCTCGGCCGACTTGAACATCTTTTGGTTGTCGCCCAAGACCTGATTGAGCCCGCCAATGGCAGCAACAGTCTCGAACAGGTTGATGCTCTGCTCAATGGCGGCGTTTACCTCGTTGATGGCGTCCCTGGTGGCCTGAGCGTCGGTGACACCCAGGCGACCGAAGCGGCCTGGCATCGGGTTCTCTCCACTGCCGCCCGTGCTGGGCTGCACACCGGCAAAGCCCTTACTGGCCCTTTCCCGGCCCACCATCCCGTCAGCGATCATCGTCCCGGCAGCATTGGCGAATGCAGGGGCAGCGACGCCGATCAGAATGGGGACAGCGGCAGCACCGAATGCAGTCGCAGCGAACCGAGTGGCCAAACCGACCAGGCCACCCTTGGCAGCAGCACCACCAGCGCCACCGCCAGCAGCGCCAAGAGCGGAGCCAGCAGCGCCCTCTCCCGCAGCCACAGCGCCGCCGCCTGTCATCGCAGCAGCCATCTCGCCAGCCGCGATGGTGCCACCGGACACCATTGCGGCTTCCATCGCAGCGGCAGCAGTGGCACCGCCACCGAACATGACCAGCCGGAAGCCTTGCACCAGCGCGCCGACCGCAGCGATGGTGCCGCCGACCGCCCACATCATGGGGCCAGCAACGGCGAGCATGGCCATCCCGACACCCAGCGCGCCCTTGGCCCAGTCCGGCATCGCAGTGATGAACCCAGTGACACCCTTGAGTCCACTGGCCAGAGCCTTGAGTCCCGGCGTGATGGCGTTGCCGAACTCAATCAGGAAGTTCTCAGCCGCGCCCTTGAGTTCGATGAACGTGCGCTCCAGCGGGGACAACGCCTGGTCGGCCAGTTTCGCTGCCTCACCGCGAGCACTCTGCAACTGATCGATGAAGTAGTCGATGCCCTTGCCCTGGCCACCCAGGATGCGACCGAACGACGAGCCGTACTTGCCGAACAGACGGTTGAGGACATCGACCCGCTCAGCCTCGGTGCGCGTCTTGGCCAAGCCTTTCTGCACTGACGAGGCAATCTCGGACAGAGATTTCATGTTGCCGTTGGCGTCCTTGACGGCGATGCCGTACTTGTCCATCAAGGCCGCATTGGCTGCCGTCGGGGACTGCAACGACATCAGCGCCGAGCGCATCGACGTACCGGCCTTGGAGCCGATGATGCCGTTCTTGCCCAGCGCCGCCAGGCCAGCAGCAGTCTCTTGCAGGTTCAGTCCCGCACCGGCAGCGACGGGACCGACGTAGGTCAGCGCCAGACCAAGGTCGGAGATTTCCGCGTTCGAGATGTTCGCGGCCTTGGCGAGATTGTCACCGATCTGCGGGATTTCCTTGGCGCTCAGCCCGAACGTGTTGATGGCCGCACTTGCAATGTGAGCGGAGTCGGCCATGTCGATCTGACCGGCGACAGCGATGTTGCTGACCGGCTCTAGGGCAGCCAAGACCTGCTCGTACTTGAGGCCACCACGGGCCAGTTCCTCCATCGCCTTGGCGGTGTCGGTGGCCGTGAACGGGTTGGTCAGTGCGACCTGCTTGGCCGTTTCAGCCAGTTGCGCCATCTGCGCCGGGTTGTTGAACACCTTGTCGCCGAGCACCGAGCCGACGCGCTGGATGGACGACTCGAACTTGGCCGCGAAGTACCCGCCTGCGATCAGGCCAGCAGCAGCAAACGCCGAGCCGCTCATCGTCATGCGACGACCGGCGTTGGACATCATGCGCCCGGCTTCGCGGCTGAACATGCTCTTGCCGCCGAGCATGGACTCAGCAGCGCCCTTGGCCCTACTCGCGTCGCTGCCGCCACCCGCCGCAGCAGTGGCCATCGGGTTGCTTCTACCGCCGCCACCACCGCTTGCGCCAGCAGCGCCAGCAGCCATTTCCTTATTGACCCTGGCTCCGTGTCGCCTTGCAGCCTTGGCGGTGCGGGACTGGGCGGCGGAAGTGCCTAAGAACTGTTCAGCAGCGATGGTGCCTTTGCCGCGCCGAGCCGCTGACGCGCCCTTGGCCATCTCGCGGGCGTTGCGTGCTCCATGAGCCGCCGCTGCCTTGCGGGCCGCTCCCTGCCGGGTGGGGTTGCCCATGAAGATTTCGCTGGCAATGGTGCCCTTGCCGGTGCGGGCCTGCCGAGCCCCGGTGGCCATTGCCACAGCACTGGCA